AGCTTTGGTTACACGACTAACGCTAAGTGACTCATTACTAGGAATAGTACCATTTAAATAAGAGCTGTTTTCATCTGGAGAAAATTGTAAAATATAAGTACGTTTAGCTAAACGAGTAGCCGCATCAGTGGCAAACATTCCTATCGTTAACTTAAGTTCATCTATCGATCTAAAATCTAATAATCTTCGAATATATATTCTCCTACCTATTGCTCGATTTCTTGCTGTATTAATCTGAATACCAGGATTAGCACCTCCACTATCTAATAATCCACTACCAGTACTATCAAAAAAAATTCTATCTGGATTACTTGTACTCCATGCATTAGCTCTTAATTGAGCTCTCCAATCTGTACCGTTTGGATTTTCTACCCAAATATAACTGTTTTCTCGAAGACTATAACCAGCATTTCCAAGTATTCTTGGAATTGAAGTTGATCCCTCTAATGCAGCTAAATCATCTTCAAGATCAACATATGTTCTTCCATCAACATAACTATCGACTGTGCCTAAATAAAATTTACGTATACTATCGACTTTTTCACTTGGATTTAATGGTACTTTAATATACGCAAATCTCCATTTAGTATCATAAGGAAAAGCTTCTGGCTTATAGCCAGTAGAAACTGCACCACATCCTCCAAATGAACTATTACTATTTGTAATAGTGATTTCTCCACCACTTTCAGTGGCATGATGCACTCCTTGTCCAATGGCAAAAACTGAAACTTCTTGAATAAATGCATTATTTATCGCACGTATATGATAACTTCTACGCTCTGGCTTCATTCTTACATTGTTTGGATCACTGTTTATATATGTGTCATAATCTGGCATTTCAACCCAATTATTACTGGAATTATATAATTCCCAACAACTCATATCCTTTTGTAAGGATACACCGGTATATTGAGCAGTTACAAATGATTTAATACCTTCAACTTTTGAACCATCAGCATGAATACCACCAATCCCATAATCAGATCGAATAGAACAATTAAAAATATAAGGTGATGCTGATTTAGTAGTGTCCCAATCTTCTGAAGGAGTATCATCAATTGGTCCAACTATCTCATATTCAGTTTTCCTTGTAACAGTAAGACTATTACTTAAATTAGCTGGACTACCTACATGATTCCTTATTTTAGTATAAAAAGTATCAAGTTCACTTTTACTAGCAAATCCAAAACCAGATAATAAATGATGGCTTCTTTCTAACCCTACTTTATCAAAAAAAGTAAAGCCGTAAAAATATCCTGTACCTGTTACTTTAAAAATTTCACTACGATTACTAGAATCATCAGCTTCATTCTCATTATTTGGGACCCAATTAGGACGTAAACTAGCTTTACGTAAATCTAAACACCACATAGAGCAACCACGTGGTAATAATACTCCACCACTACTGGGATTAAATTTAATTAGCTCTTCAATTGTTGGTTCATAATCCTCTGTCCAATCAGTTATAGTCCCACTACCTGGATCATTGTAAACATCATGATGACCAGTAGATAATACTATTGAAACACAATCAAGATGTGCTTTCGGATCTGTAATTGTATACCAGTCTTTACTGGTAATAATTGCTGCTTCAATTACAGCACGATTAATCGTTTTAAATGGTCGATGTGGACTAAATCCACATGTTAATCGTTGTCTAGCAAGACGTTTTACTTTGGCTTCAATAATATCAGCATCAAAACTACCAGAAGGTGCTTCATATGTGTTATAATTGCCACCGGCAAATGTATCTTGTCCAATGTTAGGATTTACATAAAGTGTAAATGGTGCAGTTAATGGATCATTTAGATACATATCACCTGATGCTATACCAGCAGCACCAAGCATTTGTCGATAACCATCAACTATTTTAAATATTTGTTCTCGAAATTCACCATTTGTGACATCTTGATCAAACAAACTGCCAGCTGTATCAGCAAGTTTTAAAGGGTTAGCAGGCGTTAACGTCACAAGCAAAGCTCCTTCATCATTCTAATCTTAGCGCAATCTCGCCAGTAGTAACAAAATCAACTGAACCAGTGATTAATTCACCGGCTCTTGTATCCAACGTTGATCGGTTAAATAAAATATTGCATTCATGATATAAGCCTTGCCCAGGTTGAGTATTAGATGCACTACCATTTCTATATAAATAAAATTTGCCTTTAGCTTTTGATCCTTGTCTAGTAAGCATAACTAACCGAAGCATACCTACACTAGGTTGATAACGTTCACCATTAATACCCATTGATTTATTACTATTATTCACAAAAAATTGACACGTACCAGATCCACTAACTGTTGACTTGACTTTATCTCCAAATACTTCACCAATTGCCATTGTGTCTATTGTAGTAGCATCAATATTTAATGCCCACTCTGTTAAATCACATTGCGTTCTCCATACTTGTAAAGTACTATCATTATATAGTGATGTTATTTCTGATGGTATTGAAATAAAGCAACTTAACTCTTGACTTGATTCTTCTAAAACTTGATGCTTTAACTGATGCGCAATGGCTTTGATTGTATTGACATACTCACTATAATTAATGTTTTCGTTATTATACGGATAAGGTGCTATAATCATGTTGTTTATTTTGACATTCCTAAATTCAACTGAGTCTTCTTCTGTCTCATTATATGCTGCTAATTCAGTGGTGTATAATTTGGCTCTACCAGAATCACTTAAACTAATGTATGCATCATAAGTCTCTGTTAAACCTACTGATGCTATAGACGTATAAAATAATTCATCTGCTGCACCATAAAAACTAGAACTGTTAGAAGTTAAATGCACACGCTCTGGACCTAGTTCATATCGACTACCAAAATATATCCCGTGCCCATCTGGATTATCTGCATACCCATCTCCATCTACATCAATAGGTAATCCACCAGCAACAGCAATAATAACTCGATCACCTGTCCAATAACCATCATTCCCTATAAATATTTTTGACGCAGATGTATCAATTGCATCAGGAGATAATATCATTGGCGGTGGCCATTCACGCCTTAATTCTAAAATACCATTACGTCCTAAAAGTGTCATTACCTAAAATAAATTTGTTGGCTTCCCAGAAAATGTAAAACTAATCGGTATCTTTATAACATCACCAACACTTACTCTTATGCCAAGAGCAGTTAATAATACTTCACCGCTTATTCTTTCATTCGTTGTGTCTTTAGTATTTAAAACTAATCTTAAACCTGTTAATTGTTCGCCATCCTCAAAGATTTTGTTCATTAAACTAACAGTTTGACTATTATCTGAATCATAAATTAAAGTACCACTACCATTGGTGCTCCGTAAACCATAAACATAACTTCGGTCTTCATCTTCAAGACCAGTCGTCTCTAAATCGTCACGACTAATATTTATTGTTACATCTAAAATCTTTGCAATATTTACATACGTTGTACTATTTTCTCCAAGGATCTGTAACCTAGCTGATGCTGCTGTTCTAATAGTCATTGACTCATCCTTAGTTCAGCTGTTAAACTAATACTAACACTATGGCGACCTGATTTTACAGTTTCTACTCTCGGTGATGATCCTTCAGTAAAATACCAAAGCAAACCTGGTCCAGTTCTTGTACTATCTAACCAACTTTTTAATGGACCATTGGCTCCACCAAATATTCGATCAGGTAGCGTAACGCTATCAAATGAACTCATGGCATTATAATACGATTCCATAATCGCATTGGCTTCAGTATCATTGATATTATTGAATTTTAAATCTAAAGTGGCATTACTAGGTCTAGTACTCCATATTCTACGTGTAATAATCCCAGATTGAGATTTTAATGTAGTCGTAGGTATGCTCGGTGCCGTAAAACTACGACTTGTTGGTTTAATAGCAGGAAATAAAGTTGGCATTATTCTCGAATGGTCCAGTTTGTGGCAGTGTCAAACCCATCGGCTAATTCTAAAATACCTTCAGCATTAGTTGGCATATGCACTGCCTCAATACCCCATGACCCTTCTTCTGTCGGTGTGATAGATGAAATTTGATATGTCCTAACTTGCGTAATTGGATTTAAAACAGTGAAAATTATATTAGTTGGTGTGGCAGTTGTGCTATTGTTAGATACAATTAAAGTTTCTTCTCTTAATTCTTCATTCGAACCAGGTGTCCATGCTAAAATACTATATTCACCGTTAGCTAAAGATTTAGTACTAACTAATGCTCCTTCAGGTGTTACTCCACCATTATTAAACTCATCATATTCTGTCTCATCCATTGCTACTTTGATATAATCACCTGCAATAAGTCTCATAGTTAAACTTTCATGAGTTATTGTAAAACGAATAGTGTGCGTTGAAATACGACGCTTTCTTATAATGTATTTGGCTGCATCAATTGCATGGTTTTTACTTGTACAATAATCGCTTACATCTACTGATTCTAACTTATCCGTATCATCACTGTTTATTTCTCTTACAAGTACTTCACGCACTGTAGGAAATAATCCGGGATTGTCATAATTTGTTGAGGCGCGTTCTTCACGATATCGTACAGAAACTTGAATATTTTCTCGATCTTCAGGCTCTAAATATTCTAATTCAAAAGAATTTTCTACAATATTACCTGCAGTAAATAAACCTTTAATTGCAACAGCATTAAACGGTAAATCAGGTGTTAGAAAAAATTTGCCGTTGGCTTCTGTGAATCTTAACAAAAATGTCGCAGCTGTATCAGAAGACCATTGACGAATGTTTACTTGATCAGCTATTGGACCATCAAAAAAATATTTCCTCTCATAACACCAATTTGCTGATTCCTCAAATGATTCAAAATTAATTAAATCGTCAGTGATTAAATCACCACGACCATAAATTGTATTTGTCAATAAATCTAATAAAATATCAGGAAATAAATGTGTAGCACCTACAGTTAAATCATTTCTTAAACGACGACATGTTTTCCCACCTGTAACATAACAACTAAACTGTGAAAATTGCTGCCACTCAACTGATGAACTGATATTTACTCCAATTAATGCTAAATTCCTATAAAGAGGAGTTGATTCATTAGGAACTATTTCATTGATATAAACAATTTCATGTTCTGGTCCATCTGCTGAACTAGTGATTTCTTCATATACAAAAGCTTCTGCAAGCTTTCCCCAAGTGTCAATATATGATCGATCATTATTATCATAACTTGAATCAGTTTGTGGATATTTTAATTCTCCTTTTTCTTCCTCTCTTCTACCTACATTTATTGCAAATGAATCGGCATTTCTTGTGATCTCTGTACCGTTAAAAAATACTTTTATACTATTAATCTCCTCTATTAATTGCGTAGTGTTTACTAAATGTCCAGCATCTAAAACATATAGACTACTTGTAATATGTCTTCTAATTTCATATCCGGTTATTGGTTCAAATTGAAATTCCCATTGCTTAATACTAGGCATGCTAAATTGAATAAAATTAAAGACAGATTGTGATGTTGAACTTCGAATTCCATACACATTATTTAATCTAATAAAATTACTGGTTGTACCTGCAATGCGATAACTAATATAGAAAAAACTATAGCGTTCAGCTTTTGTTGAAACAATGTTGGATCGAAAAACGTTTGTGTAAAAAACTGCTCCTTTATCTATAATATCTCCTTTATAGTCAAGACAAGCTCTGTCATCAGCCTCATTATAACTTCTGCTATTGTTAAAATTAGTAATCCCACCAATATTAATACCTAAAGTTGATTTAAATCCAATCTCAACAACTTTACATGCTCTAGTCGTAGATACACTAGCGATTGCACAACGCATAATATGCCCACCTGTGGTGGCAACATTTCTGTTCTCAAAAGTTGATCGTATATTGACATCGCCACCATTATCTAACCATGTTCTACCGTCTATCTCTAAATGTTCCTCAGTATATGTATCAACTGTTCCTGTTCTTACTGTCTTAAATTGAACTTCTATTGGTTGTGGAGAACCTTCAATACCTGGAGTAAAGTCAACTTCAGATGAAAATGCACCATCTGTCCTATTGGTACAAACTGCTAAACCAGTGCCGATTTTATATAATTCACCAACTATTAATGAATCATCCCAAGTCTTTTGACGCCCAACAACTGTTGCTGCTATATCACTACAATCTTCAATGTATGCATTTTTAATTGAAAACCAACTAACATAAGTAAATGAATAAGATGTTGTTGGACTAGTCCAAGATTCTTCGGCCCTATCAAATTGATATACAGGTGTAGTGTAATTTCTTACTGCATTTTGTGCATCACGTGAAAAAGGCAATGCTGAAATTGATAACGCACTTTCTTGATAGCTAACATCTCGATTAACTAAAATCCTGTGCTCTTGCTCAATTTCTACATCATCTTCTGGATCATCCCCTGATAATTCTTCTTTAAATGTAAGATCAAATTCGCTCCTATCTAATGCTGAAATCTCTGCATCAGATAATCCACTAGAGTTAAAACTAAGTCTAACTGCAATATATGCTTTATTTTCTCCATCATTATCTGTCTCATCAATAACAGTTGGTCCAGTCCATGTTACATCTACTGTATTGCCAAATCCAACTGCAACAATGCTGACTGATAATTTACTAAGTAAACTAGATCGTATACTAGAATCACTTATTCCACTTATACTTTTTGTAGTAGTCCATTGATCACCACTATCATTTAAAAGCTCATTAACATCTCGACCAAAAGCTGTATCTTTATCACTTGAACTAAATAGCTTATAAGTAGTAATTCCACCAATTGTATTTAATCCTTCTGTAAGAATTCCACTTCTTGAGCTATATACTGCTTGAGCTTTTTGACGTTGTGCCCATTTTATTTCATCTATTACACATTTGACTTTACTTTTTCCTCTTCTTCCTTTAGCTACTAATTGAGCGTTAACCTGTGGTTCAAATACAGGATTTGGCCTCATTGCAAAGTCATTACCACAAAAACCATAAACACCAAAAGTTGTTTGATTACTTGGTTTTTGAGCAGCAGAAAAATATGGTAATATACCTTCCCCTGTTAATAAAGTGTAAAAATAACTGTCATCTGTATACTTAATATTAAAAGAATAAGTACCAGCTGTTAAAGTTATAGGATCTTCTAACTCAAATAAAACAATACTTAGTGTCTGTGACGTAACAGGATTTTCATACCTTGTATTGTTTAAATAAAGTTCTTTTATATCTTTACTAGCTGTATTTAATCTTATACCAAGAAGGCTAATAGTTATCTGAGTGATTGTTCGTCTATTATCACTAGAAGAAAAATTTAATGAGTCTTCTGTCCTTGCAATAGTTACTTGACTATCTGGAACATCAATAAAAGTAATTAAACGATCACTTCTAATAGCTTTAACACCAATATTTAAATCAAATATACTAGATCCGGAATTTAAATTAGCTATATTACCTATGTCTTCACTTGCTGATCTACCATAAATGTAGTCATCTGGTACAATTCTACGATTTAAATTATTTGCATATCTCGCATATACGGACATACGAGCTCCAACTTGATTAGCTAAATTATTTCCAAAATCATAGCTTGTTAATGTGTTATCACCAGAAGCAAAGTTTTTTTCATCAATACTTTCCATGGGTCCATTGCCCATTAAAAAGATCGCACGTAGCATTTGTGATCCACCTAAACTATAAATTTGTGACCATAGTAATAATGTGTTGGCTCTTACACCTCCATAAACTATACCGTTAATATTCTCACGCAATGCATATATAATAGGAATAACTGATCCGAGTGTTGCAATTTCTTGTGTGGAGTTAAAACCAAATCTTGGGGCAAATCTTTGATTGTTTGTAACAGCTCTCCCACCTTCTTGGTTAACTCTTAACTCAGCAGGTTTAGAAGGTTTTGGCTTGAAAAATGATGCAATAATAACTAAACCAACACTAATTAAAGAAGCAGCAGCTGATATTATCGCAAGAATTTCAAATCCAGTTAATGCATACACAGCAGGCCGTGGCGCCCGCTCGGCACGTTTCCTTGCTTCAGCCTTGAACCAGGCATACCCTTCATCTGAAATCCCTAGCAGCCTGGCCAGATAACGATCAGACGGTAGAAGGTCCATCAGTCAACCACTAGAGAACCACTACTCGGTAAGGCACCTACCAGTTCAGTGGTAAGCACTTGACGAGGTACATCTGATTCTGCAGCATCCAAAGGAGAAGATAATTTTAACACAAGACGACTTGTATTCATACTATAGCTTGAAATACGCCATAATTCAGATCGAAGTAATGTCTCATCTGAGTCATCTATAATGTTTAAATTAACTGTCCTTAAATCAAGTAACCATTGTTCTTTTACTGATTCAGCAAATACATTAACAATTAATTGATTAAGACCAACCACAAGCTGAGTGCTGGAGCGATCACCACCTAATGTGCTCGCACCTGCAGTTATTGCAAATGGTAAAAAAGTATATACTTCATTATTATAAGTGCGAGTAACGTTAGGTGCACCGAAATTATGGTAACGATGTATCGTTGATGTAGAAGAATCTTCTAGTAATTTAATATAGTTAACAATTTGAAAATCAAGCATCACATACCTATTTTTTTACGAATCTGAGGTGAGTTTTGAAGTGCTAATAATGTTAACGCACGACCTCGCTCTGCTGCTTGCATCATTCCTTTCTCATGTTGTTCTGCAGTTACATATGCAATGTTATTAATTACTTGTGATTCATAATTCATTTTGATTTCTCCAACCATATAGGGCATGTCACTCTCTACTGGACCTCCTGTTGCTCTCTTCATCATATCGCTGTTTTTAGTAAATGGTAATTTATGATTAGGAACAATAGTACCAGAACTTTGTGGTATAAATAATTCAGGTCCAACTTCTCCTACCATATATGGCATATCACTCTCTACTGTCCCACCTGTTGCTTTTGTTCTTAAATTAGGTGCTTTAACTTGTGGAGCAAATAAACTACCAAAATTAGCTACACCACCAGCAATACTGCCAATCGCTCCAAAAATACTGGCTAATCCCATTAATGTATTATATGTTCCACCTTCTTTCATTTGTTGAACACCAGAAAGAGCTAACGTAAATCCACTAGCAAGAACCCCAAGTGCTCCTATTATAGTAGAAAATTTTTCAAAGTTAGTTTTGGCATCCCATGCACTCTTACCAGTCTTTTTAAGACCTTCATTTACTTTGCTTAAATTCTCACTGAATGTTTCTCCTATAGAACTCATATTATTAAGGTGTTCTTGCATATTAATTCCACTTTTACTTAATAAATCACGATTACCCCATGACATTTCACTTACTTGATAAGGAAAAGTCATTGATTTAATTGGTTCACTATTAAATGAAACAGGATTTATTCCTAAGTCTAAACTTTGTGCTTTTTGAAAATCAATAGATTTAATACCTGTTCCAGTAATGGACCCAACACCTGGTTCATTTTGATTTGATTTATTTGCTTGTGCTTTAGCTATTTTTTCCGGTAGTTCATCAATCTTTTGATCTATAGATTTAGTGTTTTCTTCTATTTTTGTTTGTATATCTTTAATTTGTTCTTCGACATTTTTTAATCCAAATACTGTCATTAGCTGTTCTTGTAACATTTCCTGCATTGGTTTAAATGCAGCATCAAGAACTGATGTTAAAACACTGTCTGCAATGCTAGTTACAAATTTATTCGTGGCTTCACGTAAATCTCCACCTTGAAGTAAGGATTTAACTAACGTTTTTTGTGCATTAGTTATTGTAGATGCAAGTTCAGTAAGATATTTAAACTTTTCAATCAATGGTTTTAATGCTTTTTCAAGCTCTAACTGCGCTTTGGTGGTTTTTTCTAATACATCTTTATAATACT